GTCTGACGGTATATGGCAAGACCAAGGGCCAGTAGGTACGTATTCAACAGTCTATGTAGATACAAGCACCTCTATATTTGAAGACATAATAAACAACCCCGTAGTTAACATAGCTGCTAACTTTGTTCCTTTTGGCACGGCTGTCTTGACTGCCGCTAAAGCTGCTGACGGTCAGACACTCCACGGTACAGATTATTTAACCGCTAGTCTGTCCGCTGCAAAAGGTTTAGGCATGTTGCAAGCACCTGTGTCTGCTACTGAAGCTCAGAAGATAGGGGAGGTAGCTGCTCAATCGGGAGGAGTAATGGCAGGCCCAATAGCTGAAAATGCTGCTCTAGCGGGCAAAGGTTTAACCATTGGGGGCAAAGCTCTTTCATATAACCAATCAGTAGGCTTGTTAACAACAGCGGCCACAGGTGATCCTAAGTCTGCACTTGTTTCTATATATGGTGGTGATCTTGTTAAAGGAGGTTTAGAGAAAGCAGGTATTTCATCAGAAGCTTTGGCTAAAGTTGGTATCCCTGCTGACGCATTTGAAGCGGGTCTTCAAAAGACTGTTGAGAAAGTAGCGGCAGGTGAGGAGTTTGACGATGCCCTTGCTTATGGCTTTGTTGATTACGCTAGAGAAGGTGGCTTAAAAAATCTCTTCGATATGCCTGAATCAGATATTTCTTTTGCAGGAATTGAGGATGTAGTTAGAGATATTGTCAGACCCATAGGTACAGCAGCTACAGCAGTTGCTAAGTTTGTTAAAGAGTCTGTCCCAGATATAGACACTAGCGCCATTAGACAAGCAGGCAGAACAACAGAAGACGTAGTTAGAGCAGGTGGTAGTGCAATAGATGATGCTGTTATACAACCTGTAAGAAAAATAGCTAAAGACTTAGATGACGCTGTCTTCAGACCTGTAGGTGATGCTTTATCGGCAGCAGACACAGCCCTTAGAAACGCAATGCCTGACATAGACCTACCTAGCTTTGACTTACCTAACTTAAACCTACCAAGTTTAGGCATGGGTAGAGGTATGCTTCTTTCAGGCGCACCTAGTGGTACAGCTACAACAGGTAAGATATTTGAAGATGAACTATTTAAATTTAAGAACAAGATAGAGCTAACAGAGTTTGGCCCACTTAACAAAGAACAAGAAGTAGACATAGAAGATTTTTTAACATCTCCGTTTGAGTCTGCATTTACAACATCACAAAGGTTTGCATAATGACATACTTACAGCTAGTTAATAGCGTACTACGCAGACTGAGGGAAGATGAAGTTACGTCAGTCTCTCAGAACAGCTACTCTAAACTTATAGGTGAGTTTGTTAACGACTCTAAAAGAACTGTTGAGGATGCCTACGATTGGACAGCCCTACGTGACACACTAACTGTCAGCACAGAATCTACAGCCTTTAACTACACACTGGTTGGTTCTGGTAATCGTATGAAGATACTGGATGTTGCTAACGACACCTCTAACTTCTTTTTGCAATACCGCACATCACACTGGATGAACAACGCTTTTCTTATCAACGATGCACCCACAGGTACTCCACAGTTCTACAGCTTTAACGGTGTGGACGCTAACGGAGACAACGGTGTTGACTTGTATCCTAGACCTGACGGTGTGTATCAGGTACGCTTTAACGCTGTCCTACGTACTGATGACTTCACTGTAGACACAGACAACATGCTTATACCTTCCTCTCCTGTCGTTCAACTAGCCACTGCATTGGGTGCTAGAGAGCGTGGTGAGACAGGTGGCACAAGTGCTGCTGAACTGTTTGCTCTTGCTGATAGGACTCTAGCTGATGCTATAGCCTTTGACGCTGCCCAACACCCCGAAGAAACTATCTGGTATTCTTAAATGGCTCAACAACTACAGAACATTACAGTAGCAGCGCCGGGATTTATGGGGCTTAACACGCAGGAGTCTCCCATTGGTGGTGATCCCTCGTTTGCCTCTGTTGCTGACAACTGTGTTATAGATAAGCTAGGCCGCATAGGTGCGCGTAAAGGTTGGGAAGCTGTGTCTTCCAATGGTGCTGCTGTACTAGGTACTAGCCGTGGCATAGAAACAATCTTTGAGTTTGTTGATAGGTCTGGTGATAAGGTTGTGCTGTCAGCAGGTAACAATAAAGTATTCAAAGGCACTGGCACACTGGTTGACATCACACCTTCTAGCTACACACCTAGCGCAAACAACTGGAAGATAGTATCACTTAACAACCATGTCTATATGTTCCAAAGAGGGCATGAGCCGCTAATAGGTACGGATGAGTCAGGTTCTTTTGTATTAGCAACTATGTCAGGACACAGCCACAGCACAGGTACTGCACCACAAGGCAATGAAGTACTGGCAGCTTTTGGTAAGCTTTGGGTAGCGGACATCACAGGCAACAAGCACACTGTCTACTGGTCTGATACATTGAATGGACATGCGTGGACAGGCGGTGCTACAGGCTCCTTAGACTTAACTTTAGTATGGCCTACAGGCTTTGACGAGGTAGTGTCTCTAGCAGCACACAACAACTTCTTAGTTATCTTTGGTAAGAAGTCTATTGTTGTTTATTCAGGTGCATCTGCTCCTGCCTCTATGACGCTTGCAGACACCGTAGAAGGCGTTGGTTGTATAGCTAGAGACTCAGTACAGCACACAGGCACTGACATCTTGTTCCTGTCGGACTCAGGTGTACGTAGCTTTGCTAGGACTATCCAAGAGAAGTCTATGCCCATGCGTGACATAAGCAAGAATGTCCGTACTGATCTTACTACTCTTGTGCCTCTACAGACTAACGCTATCAAGTCTCTGTACAGCGCTAACGAAGCATTCTACTTATTGACTCTGCCTGACAGTGATACAACGTACTGCTTTGACATGCGTTCACCTTTGCAGGATGGGTCACAACGTGCTACTACTTGGTCAGGTTTAACTCTGTTAGCTCTCACTACAACTGAAGCAGGTGCTATATACATTGGTCTTTCTTCAGGCATTGTTGAGTACAAAGGATATCTAGACGGCACAGAAAAATACCAGATGCGTTACTTTAGCAATCCTATGGACTTTGGAAACGGTTCTAACTTAAAGTTTCTAAAGAAGTTTAACATTACTATTATCGGTGGTCAGAACACAGACGCTACGCTAAACTGGGGTTATGACTACTCCACTGGCTTTACTAAGCAGGTGTTTACTTTAACTGGCTCAGTCAACGCAGGTCAGTACGGAGTGTCTGAGTACAACACACTTGCGGAGTATACAGCTACAGCCAGTATCAACACACCCAAGGTTAACACTAGCGGCAGCGGTGAGGTAGTGACTATTGGCATTGAAACTGAGATTAACGACACAGCTTTTTCCATTCAAAAAATTGACATACATGCTCTACTAGGGAGACTCATCTAATGTCCAACTACACAAAGACTACTAACTTTGCCACTAAAGATGCTCTTGCTTCAGGTAACGCAGCTAAGATTGTCAAGGGAACAGAGATTGATACAGAGTTTAATAACATAGCAACAGCCAGTGCTACTAAAGCTAATGCTGCTAATGCTGCTTTAACAGGGACTACGACAGCCGTCACTGTGAACGTATCAGGAACTCTAACGGCTGAAACAATAACTGGAGGAGCATACTAATGGCGTTAATGGATTTATTAAAAGATGGCGCAGAGTTAGGCGCACAGTATTACGTAGGACAAGAAGGTGTTAAAGCAGCACAAGAAGCAGGACAGATAGGTTATGATAAGTCTACTGCTTTAGGCCAACGAGCCTCTGATGCTTCTCAGTTTAAACCTTTTGGTGTTACCTCTAACCTTGCTAACGTACAAGCAGGCCCGACAGGTGGACTTAATGTTAACCTTAGTCCTCAACAGCAGGCTCTACAGAGTCAACTGATGGGTGGAGCAGGTCAACTAGCGGGTAACTTAGGTGGACAGTACAACCCACTAGCGGGACAGATAGGCTCTAATGCTTATGGTCAAGCTCAAAACTTCCTTGGTCGCGCAGGACAGTTTGATCCTTCTATTGCAGGACAACGTGGGGCCGTTGGCGGTTTGTTTGGACAACAAGTTGGTGGTTACGGACAAGGCCAAGACCTTCGGAACCTTCGCTCACAGTACGGTGGTCTAGCACAACAAGCAGGCCAAGGTCTGATGGTATCTCCTGAACAACGCCAAGCTGACATCTATGAGTCTATAAGAGCCACACAGCTTCCTGAAGAGCAACGTCAGAACCTTGCACTAGAGGAACGCTTGTTAGGTCAAGGTCGTTTAGGTATCTCTACGGACGCTTACGGTGGCACTCCAGAGCAACTAGCAATGGCTAAAGCACAGGCTGAAGCAGGCAACACAGCTTCTCTAATGGCTCGTCAACAGTCTATGGCTGAACAACAGCAAGCTATGCAGAATGCACAGTCTCTAACGGGCATGACTTCTGACTTAGCGCAAGTTGGTTCAGGTTTAGAATCACAGCAGTTACAAAACATTATGGCTTTACAAGGTGCTGACCAAAGTGCTGCGGGTATTCAACAACAGCTACAACAAGGTAACTTTAATCTAGGTCAAGGTATGTTTGGTCTTGGCAATCAAGCTTCAATGTTACAAGGTCAGCTACAAGGTCAAGACCTACAGAACATGCAGGCAATGATGGCCGCAGGTTATCAACCACAGCAGCAGGCTCTTAATATGTTTGGTTCTGGTCTGTCTGCCGCTGAGTTGGCTCAACGTGGTCAACAGCGTGGTGCGGAACTACAAGCACAGCTTGGTCAAACAGGTGTTGAATCTCTTATGCAAGGGGCTGACTTGGGTAATCGTTTACAGCAAGCTCAAATGCAGGGTATGTTACAGAGTGCTTTTGGTTCTCAGCCTACTATGCAGGAACAGTTACTTAATCAAATCATAAACCCCGATGGCGGTATGTTGTCAAACTCAGGTGGTTTTATTGATTCAGGTCTTGATTGGTTAGGTAGGCAGTTTGGTTCTCAGCCTACTATGCCTTCTTTTATGGATCAGCCGAACGCCCCTTATTATTCTAAGTCAGTACCTACAAGCCCTGACCAAATAGATTTAAGCTCATATTGGACTAACTAGGAAATATAAAAATGGCTAGAGATATAGCAGGTATGTTAACGGGAGTGTCTAACCAGAGCATAGACCCTAACATGAGTAGCGAACAACAATGGATGGCTTTAAACAATCAGTCAATCAAAGGTATGCAAGGTGCTATCCAAGATTTAAGAGGACAACCGCGTGGTACTCAGGCAGAGCAACTACAGATGGCTATGGCTTCTCTTGATCCTAGCAATCCTGCTGACGCTGAGAAGCTTATTAAGATTATGATGGCTACTGGGGACAGAGCAGGGGCCGCTAAGTTAGCCGCTTCCCTTAAGGCTACTCAACAGGACACAGCCACAAGAGAGTCACTAATACGCACTGCAAGATCGCAGGGAAATAAAGAGATAGTTGATTTCCTTAAAAGTGGGGGTGACTTACGTACAGC